TTTTTTATTATACTTAAATTTCTTTATCCAAGTTTGTGGACCTAGTGTAGGATCTAAAAGTAATAATGAAAAAGGATTTAATACTTTAGTTTTAGGTTCTTCTTTTTTTTCGTAAACATTATTCTTAGTAGTTTGAAATTCTATAGCAGCTGAAATTTCTTTTTCAGTTAACGCACTATCAGATGGTTTGTACTTGTATGGTACATTGTCGGCCATTACGCCCCCGATTGTTGTGGTAGGAATAGTTGTACGTCGTATTTAATATTGAATTGATTAACATCAGCTTGTGTTTGAATCTCAGCAAAGTCAGCCAACGCTTCATAACTTTGAGACATTAATAAAACAATATCATCAGTAACTTCAGGAGGTAATCTATCTCTTAGTTGATCATACGATACGTTAATTTCATTTGTTTGTGCCGGCATAGTTTCTGTTTCACTTACATTAACATCAGTCATGCCTTGTGGAGTTTCTGTCATCATGTTTACATCTTCTGTCATCATTCCACCTTCAGCCTTACCTACTCTACCGCCGTTAGCAAGACCAGATAATCCTTGGTCAAAATCTTTTACCATTCCTAATAGAATACCTGTAGCTGCTGATTTAATTTCTTCTAAAGTTGCTTCTTCTCCTAGTTTTTCTCTAGCTAATTCCATAGCAATTTCTACGTTTGCTGGACTTAGTATTCTAAATTTAGATGCTTTGTTTCCACCTTGTGCTATATCTAATTTAGAAAATTCTCTTTCAGATGACCATGTATCTATTTGTGTTGTGTTAGGATTTTCTTTAAGTCTTTCAGCATCAATTAAATCATTGTAATAAGTATCAATAGTATCCATAGAAATTTCTGTAGCTGTTTTTTTATTAGCTTGAAGCATTCCTATATTATACTCTGATTGAACCCCTGTCAAACCTGTAGCAATATCAGATCTTCTATCTAATAGTTTTTGATATGCTGCTTCATCTGCTGTCTCTCTTGACTCAAAAGAAGAACCTAAATCTGTTCCTAGTTTAGATAATGAAGGTGCTGCTGATCTTAATGCTCCACCAATTCCACTTCCTTCGCTCGGCGCTCCTAAAATATTCAAACCCGCACTTGCTATTCTTAAATAATCTGATGTAGACATACCTCTTTTTTCAGGTCTTTCAGGCATTGGAATTTGTTTATTAATAGATTCATAAATGTCTAGTACAGAGTTTCCATCTTGATAACCAACTCTACCCCCTCTAGCTAAACTTTGAATCCCCATTTGATCTATAACTTTTAGATCTCCTTTAGACTCAACACGTCCACCTCTGAACATAGGTCTTCTTAAAATTCTACTCATAATTAACTAAACATTCCTCTAACGGCACCACCTAGTCCAGCGGCCCCGATCCCCAATCCAAGTAACTGTTGTGTTGTGCTTGGTGGAGGAGTTGATTGCATTTGTGTAGCTGCAGGGAATCCACCGATAACTGATGCTAACTGTGGAGCAACTAAACCTAGTTGTGTGTAATCTGCAAAAGCTGCTTCTCTAGCTGCTTCTTGGTCCGCGGCTAGTTGGCCTTGACCAATTTGTCTTTGAGCACCGCCTAATTGAGACTGGTAAGTTCCTAAACCTTGTTGTGCTTGTAATTGTAATAGTGCTTGTTGTTGTGCATTTTGAAAACCTTCTTGTTGTAATCCAGATTGAAGTTGTCCTCTGTTCAATTGATTATTTCTCATAGCTTCAGCTTGCATGATACCTTCTCTACCACCACCATAAGCTCCTGCTTGAATAGATTGATCTCTTAAACCTGTTTGTTGTACTGCAGCGTTTCTATCAAACTCTGCTAGTGATGCGTCTATAACTTGTTGTTGATATGGACTTTGAAATTGTTGATAACCTTGTGCACCTGTTAGTGAACCTAGACCTGCTGCAGCTGTTGCTGCTTGTTGTTCTAAACCCGATTGACCTTGTACGAATTGTCTACCTGTGTAAGTAGAAGTAGGAATACTTGTTCCAAGTAATCCTAAACCTTTGTTAGTTATACCAAGACCAGCGGCCTCTACGAATGGTTCCCTTAATTGTCTTGTTATTGTTTCAGCCATTATGCTTGTCCTTCTAATTGTTTCATTTGATCATACATTAAGTCAGCGCCTTTTTTAACGCTTCCACCACCCGCTGCTCTTACAGCATCAGCAGTCATTACAAATTCATTTTTAGATAATCTTGCAGGAACATCATCTGCTCTCTCTGCTTTACCCATAGGCACGAATCCTCCGCCTCTTAAATCCATTTCTCTGCCACCTAAATTCATTAGTCCACCTTCCGCTGCCATCATTCTTTCAGGAGCAACTTGTTTTTTACCTAATTCCATTTCAATTATAATATCAATTTCTTCTACTTCCTCTGGAGTCAAATCATCATAATCTTTACCAAACATATCATTAGCAAAGTTATCTCTAGAAGCGTCATATATAAATTCTCTATAATCCATATTTGCCATTTTACCTTCAGACATTGCTTGATCTTTAAATTCCTCTAAACTCATAGGTTCTAATCCTTGTTCCATCATGTCAAATCTATATATCTTATAAGCGTCCATTAATGTAGAATCAGCCACTTTAATGTTTTCATCCATTGTCATATCACCTTTTGGTGTATCAATTGTTTCTTCCATGTTTACATCCATAATACCACCCTCTGCTTTTCTACTTGCTCCCATTTCTTTTTGAGCCTGAGCCATTGCTGATGCAAAATCTAAACCTTCATCTTGTAGTTCTTTTACTCTTTCCATAAGTTCATCAACAGATCCACCTTCTGCTTTTCTACTTGCTCCCATTTCTTTTTGAGCCTGAGCCATTGCTGATGCAAAATCTAAACCTTCATCTTGTAGTTCTTTTACTCTTTCCATAAGTTCATCAACAGATCCACCTTCTCGAAATGTTAAAGGTCTAATTGACATTGGTTTTACATCCGATTCTAAAGAGGCTAAACCTTCTTTAGCTACTTCCATCATGTCTTGAAAATGTTTATACTTTTCTTTTGCAGTTCCACCTTCTTTATAACCAACTCTACCGCCGGTTTTATATCCGTAAGTATCTAACATATTATCAACTTCATCCATGTCCCATGTTCCGGTGTTTGCGTAAATTCCTCTAATGGCTGCTCTTCTGGCTGTCTTATCTCCAATACCTTGAGCCGCTAATTCTGCATTGTATTTTGATAATGCGTCTTCATTTAATTCTACTTGTTTAATTGCTGCATCTGTTGAACCCATTGCTGCTGCTGTTTTAAATGGATTTTGTTCGGCATATCCTGCAGCTTTTGCTGCTCCAAGCTTAGCTTGTTGACTTAAAAATCCTTTATCTCCAAAAGATAATGCTGTTGAGTTTCCTGTTTTTGCATAATCACCTAATGCTGTTGGTGCTGCTGCAAATATTCCTGTTCGTGCAATATCTTTTAAATCTGCTTCATCGTCGGTAGCTGCCCTGGCTAAAGCTGCGTTTGCAAATTTACCATACGCCCCTGCTAGTCCACCTATACCTGGAAGCATTGCTGCTGCGTAAGGTACAAAAGGTCGTATCTCTTTAGGTATTATTTTTTTAATTTTGTTACGTACTTTTGAAAAAAATCCCATAGTTTCTCTATAATTTATTTGTTGAAATGCAAGATAGCAAGTCTTGAGTATATGCTAATTTTATGCATTTTACTAGTTTTTTTACCTTTAGTCAATCTAGAATAAATTAGTAGCAGCCCCTAAATCAAGGCCTTCTACTACTATATGTACACTTCTAGATATGTGTTCTGCTTTAGTAGATGTACTTACATTTTGTACATCGGTCATCGCTTCAGCGTCAGAGTTATACTCTTGACCTGTCTCTAAATTCTTTAAAGTTATCTCTACTCTTGGTGTAATAACCGGGACCTTCTTACCGTCGATTGTTTCATATCTTAAACTTGCTTCTTGTTCTACAAACATTATCTATCCTCTCTACTTGTTTCTAATATTGATATAATAGCACTTATACCTGTTGTAACTGAAGATTCAAGTTTTAACACATCATTTTCTTCTAGTATTACTGGTCCTTTTGCAAGATTACAAATAGTAGGTCCTGTAATATCTGCATAAGCTATTTGATAATCAGTTGCTGTAGAAGAATCAGTAACTGTTGCCTTAACTATTTTAGTACCAGATTCATTAGTCACTTGTATATTTTGAATAATAGATCTTGAATTACTTGGAACAGTATAAACTGTCACTGAAGTAGTTACTGCCGGATCATAAAATGAATTTTTATATATATTTGCCATTAATATCCATCCTGTACTAATAATAAATCAAATGTTGCAGAAGCAGAAGAAGTAGAACTAGCTAGTCCAGTTACTTGTATATCAGTCTTTTCTCCATAAGCACCACCATCTGGAAAATTAATATAAGTTAAACCACCTCTTACTTCTAAATATTGTTTAGTTTGAAAACCTGCATCAGTAATAGTATTATCTCTAGTAATAACTTTAAAAGTCATTTCTTGATCTTTTCCACTAGATACATTTAAAGATAATAAGTATCCTGTATAACCATTAGGTACAGTATAGACTGTCATTAATGTCTGTCCATTTGCAGCGTCTATATAAGCTGCAGTATTAGTAGTAGAAGAATAAGTTGCCGTTATATTTCCTACATTATTCCCAGTAGATCCAGCCGTTTCAACACTCATTCTAAATACTCTTATGAATTCAATTCCTGTAGTTACTACTGGAGTTGTTCCTGTTAAAGTAATGGTTGTTTCTAATAAATTAAAACTAGAATCTAAACCTTGTATTCGTAAAGTTCTTGCTCCTGTTCCAGCAGCTACATCATTAGCACTGCTACTAACTACACTTAAAGTTTGAGCAGACGTTTGAAATATAATATTACTTGCTGGTTCCCAAATAGTTTCAAAAGCTCCTGATCCAATAGAACTATTGTAGCCAAATTTATTAATAATAGAATATCCTGGTACTTTCCCTTGCTGTACTGCTAAATAAAATGGAATATCACTTACTGTACTACCACCTGTAATTGGATTTATATTATTGCAACTCATTAGCAGCCAAACCTCATATTAAACCAAGAAAATCTTTCACCTTCTTCTTTTAACTGTGTTAAAAATGTAGAGTTTAATTGTTCAACTACTGTGGACAACGCTCTGTTAATTTGTCTTTGATTATCTTCCGTATATTCTTTTTTAGGTTCAGGTAATCTTACTACAATTTTTGTCATTATCTTCTTCCATCTGGTTGAAGGTCAACTTGGAATGTTCCAAATCTCCATGATTGGCCGCTACCTATATTTTCTACTTTAATATTTGCATATCTTCCTCTGGCTCTAGTATCTACTTTAGTGGTACTAGAAGTAATTACAAAAGGACTTAAGGTTGTACCTGTTGCATTATCAGCAGGATAATCAGAAACAGATATAGTTACATTGCTATCTCCTACTAAATTTTTAAAGTTAGGTAAAAATCTTCGCATAGCTAAAAATACCTCACTTTGTTGTGCTTGTAAAGAGAAGTCAAAGGATTGTACAAAAGAAGTTAATGTAGTTGTTGTACCATCTGGATTTACTTGATCTGTTCCTACTTCTTGTTCAAAGAATACACTTTGTCCTAAACCGGTCTCACCTATGATAACTGGAAAACTTCCAGTATTAGAACTATTATATGCAGTTGCATAAGGTTGAGGGTATACTAATGAATCAATCCAAGTTGTTCTTATAGAATTAGTATTAACTCCTGTATACCAATTACCCATAGGTACTGGAGTATTAGTTTGTCCGTAGTTAAATACTACATATCTATTATTAAATTCTGATCCTTGTGATGGATACCACCAAGTTACTTCTGTATATAAGTTATTAATCCCTGCATTTACTTGTTGACCTTTAGTTGTATCAAAGTCATCATAAACATAATCTTCCACTGAACAAGGTAAAGTATTAACAGTACCATCAAAAGAAAAGAAACCATTACTAGACATCCAATAAGCCACCCCATCAATTTCAATTGCTGCATTCTTACCAATCAATCCGCAGTTCGTGCCCACCTGTTCAAAACCAAATGTAAAAGGTGCACCCACAAATTTCATTGTGTACAAAGCATTATCAGTCCACACTAGAATATTTTCTTTAGCTTTGATAGCTCCCACAATTTTAGTACCATCTTGTAATCTAAAAGTACCGGCTGTATTAGTTGCTAATACATCATAAACATTTATTTGTTCATTAACTGAAAACCTAATAAACATATCATCTTGTGTAGTTGGATCGCCGATAGTTGTTTCTGTTCCAAAGTGAATTAAGTGACGTGTAGTTGGAGAAATTAAAGTATCCCTAGTCGCTGTAGGATTATTTGCAGTTGAAAAACCTACGGTACCTGTAGAAGCTCTTACTGTTAATCGCGCAGCGTCTCCTGAATTCCAAGTAAATGTTTTTCCATTAGCAATCGTTGCAACGAGTACTTCACCAAAATTACTTAAAGACCAAAGTCCTGGTTCTAATGTGATACTAGATGCAGACACTGCTTCACCCCAAGCAACACCACCCCATGTCCCAACACCCCAACCATAACCATAAGTTTGTGCAGCAGGACCTATTTGTTCGTAAGGAATAACGCTTACACTTCCACCGGTAGCAACTGTTCCTGTTGCGTTAGAAGATTGGTTAATAGTAAAAGTTGTTGTACTTGGAACTGTAATTACTTGAAAAAGTTTATCTTCAAAATCAGCGTCTACATAACCTGTTCCTACAGGTAAAGTTACTGCATCCAATAAAACAATATCCCCTATAGCTAATCCATGAACACTTCCTGTTGTAATTATACAACTGGGTGTAGCGTTAGTTGTTGCAAGTGTTGAAGCTGCTAAAGCAGTTTTTAATGGAGTCACATCAAAAAATTGTCCTTCAAAATAAATAATTAAAAACTTATCTGTTCCCATAGCAACATATCTATTGCCATCATTATCTACAAAGGAATGCATTTTTCTAGTTACACCCACTAAAGATTCTGTAAGTAATGATTGCCAACCTCCTACTTTTTCAGGAAGTCCATATCTCCATCTTACATTGTCTGAATCTACCCAACGACCTTGAGCACCAACAGATGTATCTTGTTTGTCAACTCCGGGTGCGAATTTAATTTCAGTGAGCATCTAATTGCTCCTATTGATTAGTTGATTTTAGTAACCAACCTTTAGAGGCGTTAGCATATATAAATGTAACACATTGGTTATTTACATTTAATGTATAATCTGCAGCTGCGCCGTTTATATTAGAACCATTTCTAGAAACGGTTACATTATTAGTTGCGAAACCATTTGTAGCTGAACCATCCATAATTATTACTTCATCGGCCACAT